ATGATGTGACTCCTGTTTGTTTGATGCCGCTTTGCAGGCGGCGGGTTAGTGACTCTCGCGTCGATATCTCGCGAGGATCATCTTTTGGTTCGGCTCGATCAGCGCGCGTGCGGTTTTGAGCCATTCAGTGATCAGTTCCTCGCGAAGCTCGGCGGTTTCTGCCGGGCCTCGATCGTCGTAGTGGCCAGCGAGCAACATGGCGAACAGATCGGCGAGCGCAGCGCCGATGACCTCCGGTTTATTGCCGGCGAGAATGGGCCGGATGCGCTCGACGATTTCCGTGGCCTTCGATGCTGCTTGATCGTCCGTCATGGTTATGCCTCTGGTTCGTCGGGAAACTCTTCGAGATCGTCAGCCAGCTTGAGGTCGTCGAGTTCAAGCTGCTCAAGCTGGTCGACGTCGAGCGCTTCGAATTGGCTTTTCCAATCCTGATAGCTCGACCCGGCATCGGTCTCCTGCCACTTCTCGCTGCGCTCGTCGTAATACGTTTCCATCTCGCCGACGACTTCATCGCGAAAGCTTTCCACGTCGGCGAGGATCGCGTTGTATTCGTCGATGACGCCATTGGTTGTGTCGATGGCCGTTTCGATCGCCCCAGCCGCATCGCGCAGCCGCTTCACAAGCTCGTTCCGGGTCGCGAGTTGGTCTTTCGATAGCCGCTTCATTTTGACTCCGTGTAGGTGATTGTTGCCATGCTGAGCGACGCTATCAGGCGCAGCGCAGTGTCGATGTGATCATCGTTAAGGCCAGCCGCATAAAGCCGCTGGGTGGGAAAGCCGGAGCGCCAAAGGGCGTCCCAGCGATTGCGCATTGACGAGTCCGGGACGAGGCCGCCGGTCGCCTCGATCGCGGTTCGCAAGTCAGCGAATAGCGTTCCAGACATTTTAATTCGTTTCATTTTGGTGACTCCTTTGATTGGTGGGTGGACGTTGGTGACTCCGTTGTTTGTTTGATGATCACCAACCCACGGCCGCTGAGCAATAGGCTGCGACACTGCTGCCTCGCGCTGCCATCTCTTCGTTTGTCGTAACGGTCATGGGTCTCATGTAGAACACGCAATCTACATAAGCCTGTGAATGTGGATGCTCATTCACCAAGCAATCATCAGCGTGGGTGGCGATTGTCATGGCGACAAGCGCCACACCGGTCATTAGGGTTTTCATCATTGTATCGGTGACTCCGTTTGTTTGATTGCGGCCTTTGACGGATGCTCGACATGATCGAATGGCGAAGTGCTGCCGTACCTCCCAGCGAGCCACCAATCATCCGTCTTGCCAGCTGGCTTGATCCGATATTTGACGGCATGAAATAAGGCAGTGTCGTCGCCGATGATTTCCTTCTGTTCGACCGTGTAGCGGGCTTCTCTTGAAGCCCAATAGCACGAGAAATAGTTTCGTATCGCCGCCTCGTGCGCAGCATGTTCGGCTTTGACTGCCGACCATATGCTGTTCTCAACTCGATAGGTCTGCCTTAAGGCCAACTCGCCAGCGATGTAGACCTTCGAGGCATGCTCTGGATCGGAACAAATGATCGTCGAGGCAGGATATTTGATCTTGACCGTGTCGCCGACGTCGGCGGCGGCCTCGATATTTAGTTCAGGTTCGGGCGCGGGCGTCGGCGCTGCCGCGTCATCGCTGTTGCCTTTGCCCTGGAGGGCAACGGCTATGATGACCAGGGCGCCGAATGCGATTATGCCGCGAGGAAGAGTAGACATTGTGTGACTCCTTGTTTGGTTGATGCCGCTTTGCAGGCGGCGGTTCAGGTTGTTTGGATGGCCGAGTGGCCCGTGGGCCACCCGGTAGGTTTTCAATGCGAGCCAACGTCGATCCCCGGCGCGTTCCACGGCGCGTTGGCGATCAGCCGACGCACCTCATCGGGATAGCCGGTCACGGCGAACAGGACCGGGCAATGCGGCTCGGGACCGGGGTCGCCGATGTAGAGGTCGGTCATGCACACGATTAGCGAGGCGTCGTCGTGCTCGTCGGCAACGTACTTGAACAGCGGGCGAAGATCGGTCCCGCCGCCGCCGTAGGGACGGAATTCGATGTCGTCGCCCGTGCGGTAGAAGTCCACTCGGTTGAGCCGCGTGTCGCCGTAGACGACCACAAGCTCATCGATCGCGCCGTCATCCAGCGCGGCCTGGGCTTCGTTCGAGATCGCCCGCAGGGCGATTTCGTCCATCGAGCCGCTTGTGTCGATCAGGAAAAGTGCTTTATTGACACCATCCCTTTGCGAGCCCGGAAGAATAAGACCTTGTCCGATAAAGCGCCTGTTGGGGCGATTCCAAGTCTCGGTCTTCAGCGCTCCTTGGTCGAACCACGCGCGCAGAACCTCACGCCACTCTTGAGGCGTGTTGTTCGCACGATCGAGTTCCCGCGTTATGTGGCCGGGAAGCTGGCCAACCGCCTTCGCCATCGAAGCCGCCTGACGGGTGATTCGGTCCCAGGTGGTGTCGATGTCCGAAAGATCGGCGGCATCGTCGGCCGCGTCGAGGACCTCGCCGCACCGGCCCGGGTCGCCCGTCGCGCCGCTGGGTTGCGGCTCGCCGTCGCCCTCGGCCTCGCCGTCGGGCTCGCCGCCGCCGCCCTGGTCGTCGGTGGCTTCGTCGCCATCGTTATCGTCGCCCGGGCTCTTGTGCTCGCCGGCTTCGTCGCTCTTGCCTTCGCCGTTGGCTTCGTCGGCTTCGTTGCCCTCTTCGGCTTCGTCGCCTTGGTTCTGGCTTTCGTCGTCGGCATCGTTACCGTCCGGTTCTGACTTGCCTTCGTCCTCGCCGTCTTCAGGTTCCTGCGGCTCGGGCTGGGGCTTCGGCTTTTCGTCAAGCTCCATTGTCCGGTAAATGTCCTCCGCAGACATTCCCCGATATTTCACATCGAGGTAGACCCACGGGGGCAAGTCGAAGCCCTCATCTTTGAGGTCGACGTTGATGGCGTAATCGCACGCGATGTTCCACTTGTGCGGATCGCGGCCCAGGCGTCGCGTCGAATGGTGACGCGCGTCGTGCTCCGATTCGTGAGCCTGCACCGCGAGCAGCTGGGTTTGCGTCAGCGTGGCGATGAATTCGGGATTGTAGAAGTGCCGCTTTGAGTCGGTCGCCATCGTCTCGACTGAGCGCGACGGCACCGGCTCGACGTTAGAAACGAGCACGCCGTAGAACCGGCGCGCCATGATTAGCTCGGCGCGGGCCTTGAGCACGCGCTCGGTGGCGGTCTTGGTGACTTGGTCGGTCATTGGTGACTCCGTTTGGTTGATGCCGTTTGCAGCGGCAAGGGAAAGGACGCTTCCAAGGCTGTGCCGAATTCAGCACAGCCTTTGGATGCCAAGATTCGATCACGCGAGGAACTGCGAAACCGCGGCCACGATCTCGTCGGCGCTCTTTTGCACCGACTCTCTCGCGGCGTCGTTCTTACGAAGCTCGCCCGCGTCCTCGGCGCAGAGTTCCTTTTGGATGCGTGCGATGATCTGGGTGAGCTTCGGGTCTTCGGTCAGGTTGAACGCGGGCAACAGGTCCACGAGATCGCGGACGTTGTCGATCAGCGAGTCGAGGAAGAAACTGCGCTTGCCGTTGCCCTTGGCACCCGCGTTGTATTCCTTGAGCTTCGTGCCGACGTGGCCAACGACTCCGATGATCTGCTCGGCCGTGTGGCGCATGGCGTCGTCGACAACCCGTGACGACGTTTCGGCGATCTCGCGCCGGATGTCGTCGACCGTGTCTTCGTCCAAGTCGGAGCGAAAGTCCGCCGCGTCAGGAAACGGCAGGATGGTCATTTCCAACTTGAACTTGGCGCGAATTTCCGACACGTCCGGATAGTCGGACTCGTTGTAGAGTCCGTTCAGCGCGTGTTTTCGCTCTTCGACGAAGCGCGGATACCCGTCGGCGAATTCGTTCGCCGCCTGCTCAAACTCGCGCTTGAGCTTCCGGAACTCGTCGGAGAATTTGACGAAAAGCGCGTTGGGAAGGATTCGCGGGCCTTCGTCGGCCCACGGGCGCGTCATTCCGTAGTGCAGCGCCCGCGCGGATGAAACCAGCGAGGTGATTTTGGCCAACCGCTCGGCCTCGATCAGGAGCTTGTTGTAGCGGCCAGCGTTGCCAGCGGCGCCGTGCTCGCGGTTGACTTCGTCGGTGACCCGCTTGTCGAGCTTACGCGCGGTCCACTGCGAGATGTTGACCGACACCAGCACCGCCTTACGGGCGAGCGGGGTAGCGATGTTGTTTGTCTTGGTAAGCATTGTGTGACTCCATTGTTTGATTGACGGCCTTGCAGCGGCCGGTGATCGCATGATCACTATCGGACGGCGCACGGTGCGCCGTCCTGTAGTGGTCACGACATTTGCAGGATGATGTCTTGATTCTCGACGGCCCAATTTCCGTAGGCCATCGTCTCTTTGAGCTTCTCGTCGCGCGACGTGGCGTCGTGCACGACCAGAATTTCGCTCTCGCGCGGCAGCCGCTTCGCGTACTTGATGATGTTAGGAAGCGTCTTCCGCGTCGCCATGCGGCCGAGGCCCGTGCACACCGCAAAACGGCATGACGAGTCGGTCGGCAGCGTCGCGGTGTCCGGGCTCGCGATGATGTCGTCGAGCGAGCCCAGGTTGCGGTAGAGTTCGATGAAGCCATCTAGCTCGGCCGCAGGCCCGTCGCCAATGTGCGCAGCAAACAATCGCAACCGATGTGCCTTCGGGGCGTTGACGTACTTCGCGGCCTTCGTGAGTGACCGCGGAGTGGGAAACGAATTCTCGTCCCCTTTGGGCATGACGTGAATTAGCTCACGTCGCAGCCGCACGAACGCGACGACTTCGGGCGCGACGTCGTTGCGGTTCGCCCAGGTGCACCATGCGTCGACGTCGGGCGCGATGAACAAGTGCGCGAACCGGTTTCGCAGCGCGGTCGGCATCCGCTGCGCGGCGGCCCGATCGGAGACGCGGTTGCCGGCGGCGACGATGACCCAACCTTCCGGCAAGGTGTACTCGCCGACCCTACGTTCGAGCACGAGGCCGAAGAGCACCGCCATCATCTGCGGGCTCGCCGTGTTGATCTCGTCGAGGAAGAGAATGCCGCGCTCGCCGTCGCGCTCGGCGTTGGGAAGCTCGTCGGGAACGAGCCACCGCGTCGTCCCCTTCACAAGATCGGGGACCGGGATGCCTCGCACGTCGACCGGTTCACGGATGTTGGCTCGATATTCGATGACCTTCCAGCCGCGCTCGGCGCCGACTTGGTGGGTCGCTTCCGATTTGCCGATGCCGGGAGGTCCCCACAGCATGACCGGGTCGCGACCGTCGATCAGAATGTTTAGAAGGTTGACCGCTTCCGCGATCGTGACGCAGTTTTCAAGAATAGATGACATTTGGTGACTCCGTTTGTTTGATGGCCGTTTGCAGCGGCCGGGTGGTTAGATGATGTAGTCAGGTTCGTGGATGTCGCCGTCGTAGCCCTCGCCGAACCAGTTTTTTTCGGCCAGCAAGTTGGTAGCAAGCTCGGCCGCTTCGTCATCGGTCAGCGATGTGTCGGGAAGATAAGACCAGACGGCGACGAACATCGGTTCGAAGCCGCATTGCCATCCGACCAATCTGGCGTTGGGCGGCATGTCGGTCACGACGCGTTCCGATAGCGCGTCGTCAATGCAATAGGCGATGTAGGGCAGCGCCATCTCGCGAGTCATTTGGGTTTCTCCGGTGGTTGGTGTTGATGCGGGATTGCATCAATGACGCCGCTCGTAAGCGGCGCTTTGATGTAATCTGAAAATTTGTTTGGGGCGCTTCGTTCCAATGGCATAGACCGCGCTAAGCAGTTCCCTGTTTCGTACCACCGCAATCCTCGTTCCTGCTATCACCCCGCCATCGTCCTCATTCGCGAGCGGCACCGGGCGCAGGAACTACTTTTCCGCGTGACGGCATTGGTGGCTAAGCCCGTAGGCTTTTGCCGGTTGCCAGCGATTGGTGTTCCGCCGAGATATTTGCCGTTCTTCCGGGGGCTGCTTGGGGTCTCGGACCCTGCTGGGTGACTGGCTACTGCCGCCACCGTCATTAATATAGTGCCAAAATGGCACCTGTGCAAGTTCTTTTTCGACTTTATAACAGGCTGAAATCATTGACGTTTTTAACCGTCATAAGGTTAAACCCGTCGCAACAGGAGCCAAAAAATGTCCCTCGTCGGCCGTAAACCGATCCCGACCCATCTCAAGATTCTGCGCGGCAACCCAGGCAAGCAGGCGCTGCCGCAGAATGAGCCCGAGCCCACGCTGATCGAGGACGTCCCCGAGGCGCCGCCGTTCGTCCAAGGCTATGCCCGTTTCGAATGGGAGCGGATCGCCGCCGAGCTTGTCCGGCTCAACCTTTTGACGGTGGTAGACACGGCGACCTTGGCGGCTTATTGCATTGCGTATGCACGTTGGCGTACCGCCGAGGAAATGCTGCTGGAACTAGCGCGGCGCGATCCAACCTTACGCGGACTGCTTCTCAAGTCGTCGCGCGACGGAATGCCGGTAAGCAATCCGCTGGTCAGGATCGCAACCCACGCCGCCGCCGATATGGTGAATTATGCCACCCAATTCGGACTTACCCCATCTGCCAGAGCGCGAATTGCCACCGGGCCTATCACCTCAGCAAGGGCGAACAAATTCACTGGACTCCTCGGCGGGACCAGTTAAGCGCTCAGCATACGGGCGCAAGCGCGCCCGCGAGGTCATCAAGTTCATCGAAGCGCTGACCATCCCGAGCGGCATCGGCGAAGGTCATCTGTTCACACTCGACGCGTGGGAAAAAGACTTTATCCGCGACATCTATGAGCCACATCGCGGCAAGCGGCGCGTGGTGCGCCGTGCGATCCTGTCAGTGGCGCGTAAGAACGGCAAGTCGGCGATCATCGCGGCCATCGTGTTGGCGCATCTGATCGGCCCCGAGGCGATCCAGAATGGGGAAATCTACAGCGCCGCCAACGATCGCGATCAGGCGTCCATCATTTTCAAATTCGCTAAGCAGATCGTCGAGCGCGAGCCGATCCTGCGGCCGCAGATCGAGATCATCGCCTCGACCAAGACAATGATCGCGCATCCCACGGGCTCGATCTTTCGCGCGGTCTCGGCCGAAGCCGGAACGAAACACGGGTACCTGCCGAGCGTCGCGATCTACGATGAGTTGGCGCAGGCTAAGAGCCGCGATCTTTACGACGTGCTGGACACTTCATTCGGAGCGCGCAGCGAACCGTTGTTCGTGGTGATCAGCACGCAGTCGAACGATCCCGAGCACATCCTTTCGAAGTTGATCGACGACGGGCTCGCGAAGAACGACCCGGCCATCGTCTGCCATCTGCACGCCGCGGACGAAGAATGCGATCTCGAAGACGAAGCACAGTGGCTCAAGGCCAACCCCGCGCTGGGCAAGTGGCGCGACCGGGACGACCTTGTCACCGCGGTGCGCAAGGCCAAGCGCATGCCGGCGGAAGAGCCAAAGGTTAGGAACCTCTTTCTCAATCAGCGCGTCTCGCCGACGGCGTCGCTGATCTCGCGCGCCGAGTGGATGGCGTGCGCGGGCGCCGTCAATATCAACGATGACGAAGAGGTCTATCTCGGCCTCGATCTTTCCAGCGTGGTTGATCTGACGGCGCTGGTCATGGGCACCGTCAATGATCCAACGCGCATCCGCGCATTCTTTTGGAAGCCACGCGAGTTGTTGGCGGAGCATTCGGCCCGCGACTTCGGCACCGGCAGCCATCGCTACCAAGAATGGATTGCCAGTGGCCATCTGATGACCACCCCGGGCCGCTCGATCGACCCGGCCGTGATCGCGACCTTCATCGGGCGGCTAAATCAGACGCACAGAATCCGCGGCCTCGCTTATGATCGCTGGCGCGTCGACGATCTGTTGCGAGAGTTCGATCGCATCGGACTGCAAGCTTTCAAAGACGGAGAGAAGGGCGATGGGTTGCGTCTTGTGCCGTGGGGTCAGGGCTATAAGGACATGGGTCCTGCCATCGACGCGCTCGAACTCGCCATCACCGAGCGCACGCTCGTCCATCCGTCCAGCCCACCGCTCAACTGGAACATGGCGAACGCCGTGGCCACGATGGACCCGGCCGGCAACCGAAAAATCGACAAGGACAAAGCCCGCTTCCGGATCGACGGTGCGGTGGCGCTCTCCATGATGCTGGGCCTGCGGTCGCGCGATCGGATCGTCAAGCCGATCGACATCGACACGTTGATCGGGTGATCGCATGACCTCGGAAAAGAGTTGGCTGGACTTTCGATGCGCTCGAAAGACGTGACAAGGCGCCGCGGAGCGCCTATGTACGCGCGTGGATTTGACCCTGATGAGCCACGCGATGACCAAGGACGATGGACGGACGGCGGAGGTGGCGGCGGCGATAGCG